AAAATACCTTTTTTTGATTTTGCAGTTAAATACGGTTGTTTTTCTTCCAAATTGGGGAGATATTTACATCAGAAAAAACATTTCCAATCATTAATTCACTGATTTTCAACCATAAAACTATTTGCGGTTTCTAAAAAAACGCAAATGAAACGAAGTTCTGCCCGACACGCGCCGACCCCTTTTTGCGGTCGCACCCCCCTTTTGGGGCGGGAAATATGACAAAATCCTTACAATCCCACCACTATCAAATTTTCCCTAAGAAAATGCTACCTATCTGCCTGCCTCAGGCAGGTGTACATGAAAAAGCCCCGCTATCTTCATAGACTGCGAGGCTAACCACTCGAATAAAAAACGAACTACATCCTAGACGCAACAGACAGATTGCGTCCCGTCTTCCATATCCGTATCCATTCCTTACGTAACATAAGATATTTAAGTGCATCCGTAAGATTGGTTGATTCTTTAGGTAATCGATTGGTAGGTAACTTGTCTCCTGTCTTTAGTTTGACTATCTCTGAGCTGCCATTAGAACGGCTTACGGTCTTTGTTCCGGTTATTTCCATCTCACTCTTGAGGTTGGAACAATTATACTGGTCGAATTGAATGGTAAACAATCCCCTCTCTAAATTGCCACTTAGCAAATCCATGAAGAAACGATATTCCAAATTACTACCAATATTGCCTTGGCCTATACTCATTAACTGTACCTGCCACCCTGTCCTTGTACCATCAGCATAGTATTCTATATTCTTTTTTATCTGAGTAGCCATGTCTGCTTTGACCTTATGGTAGTTATTCATCGAACGATCATAGTAGAGTTTCAGAATCTTCCGCTTATGCGGTTTAAAGTACTCCAAGAAACTATCAGCCAGTTCTCTGGCTGTGTTAGGTGGTAATGTATAGAGTTCTTTCAATACTTTGTATTTCTTTTTATCCTGTTGTCCAAACACCATAGATAGCATATTACCGGAGTCCATTCCGGCTTCAATGGGCCGATTCATGTCTAAATGCCTAAGCACTGTGCAATCCTCCTTCCATCCCAGCGGTTTCTGTTCTATAATCTCATTAATGAATCCATCAGCATAAAAATGCCGGATAGCCAGATTACAATAAAACATTTGCCCAGCTTCCAATTTCGGGATAATCGAAAGTATATTGCACAAAATTCCTTCAAGCCCTTCGGAAAATTCATCACTAAACCAATCGAGCCCTAAAACGTCTGCGTTGACATAAGAGGACGAAATGAAGAAAAACGATGTACGTGAACGTGTCTTGATCCATCGTTCTTCCCATCGCTTCATATTGCGCCCTGCGAGTTCCAGTGCCCGTTGAAGTTTATTAAGATTGGGAGCTAATGACTTATCAAAGCGATATTTCTTCAGCACTTCATTATATTCCTGCAAAGTAGCTACATACGTCTTTTTCGTCTCGTTATAGACAAAGCCGGCTTGCAACATTAACAAAATCTTATCTTTATCGTTCTGTTTAGCCAGTTTCAGAATCCAGTCATATTCGCCAATATGGTTAGGATTAGGCATATCGGTAGTAAGGGTACGACTACGGTACCAAACATTCATTCCATACTTCACCCTGAAACCTCGTACAGCTTTCAACAGATTCGTAAATTTCTCCTCCGGGAAATACTTGACTTCATCACCGAACACTCCAACATACGAACGTCCTGCACCGATAGACGGTCTGTCTAAAGAGATGAATGTGAAATTAAATCCGGTATAGAAGACCATAGTGTTACGCCAGTCCGTACATACATTGTACATTCTTTCCTGCCATTCTTTAGGCGGCTCCTGGTTAATCACATAGTGAATGCCTATTTCCCACCCTAACAGGGAAAGTCCATCTATAAGCGAAGGAATGACATTCTTATGCAAATCTGAATACGTATCAGCTACCCATGCGAACGGCGCTCCCTGACAATCTTGTGCAACTTCTTGCACTCGTTCTGATAATACTTGCACTGTTTTAGCACTGGCACGCCCGGCAATCCAATAAAGCGCCCATGGCATCATTATTGATATGAGCTGGGCCATCCAATTTGCGTATCGCTGTTCTACATCATCAGTCGATGTCTTTAGTTTTTGTTTCCTGGTCATCGAGCATTTCAATTATATCCACATCAATCACTTGTGCATCCCTCTTTAAACGAACTTTCTCCCGCTCCGGAATATCAGGAATAGAATCAATCTGTTCAGCAAGCAATTGCCTGTTAACCTGTGGAATTCCTACAGCCTGCGTATCAAGCATATAAATTTTTATAGGCTTTTCGTTAACTTCCTTCCGTTTTTGCGGATCAGGTTTATCCAATTGTTTAATTTTAGCTGCCTGTACCATCAAGTTTCCATACACTTCCATGTCCTTAGAAGAATGTGCGTTCATTAATACAACCTGTGCCGCTTTCTGCAGATTATCATACATCATATTTCGGTGAGCATTATTTTCTACTGAATCATCTGCAAAAAACAGGTTTATAGCCTCATTATACATCTCTCTGGCTTTGGCCCTCTTTACCTGAAAAGGATCATGCATAAGGAAAGATATTGCATTATCCTTACCATATTTCCGCTGTATGCCAATCAGGGCGTACAGCGCATTATAATAATCCATCTCATCATCCGTGAGTTCCATTGTACAACCGGATGCCAAGTAATCCTGTAACCTGTCAAAATAAGAAGTCTCAAACATTCTCTATATCTCCGAAAAAAACTTGGTTAATCGTATTCTTAAAACCGACTTCACGACGTAGTTTATCAAGCCGCTGCGCCTGAGTTACATTATCACCTACTTCAGCACTGGCTGTCATTGATAATCCTTCCTTAGCCTGTTGTATCAACTGTCCACGTTCATAATGATATTTCAGTGGAGAACCAACCAAATTGAAATACCACTCAAAATCATTCAAAGGAATATTGTAAAACATGGCTATTTGCTTAGGAGTATACCCTATAGCAGCCAGCTTTTCATATTCATCAAAGTTAATCCTGTCATACCATACCGGATTTTCTCTCCACTTAACCAATTCGTCCGCAACGAAACTCATAGACTTCCTTACTTTTTAAAAATACATATTGTTCTTCCATTGCATTCTCGCCATAGACTCATTCAAGTAATCGGTTCACCTCTTCCAATTCAGCTTTGTAACCAGCCAGTCTTTCCCGTCGTTCGATATCCAAATGCGGCTTATCTCCTTTATTCAATTCGTTAGTTACCCGCCAAATATTGTTTTCTATCTGTTTTTGGCGTTTTACAAGTTCTTTTATCGGTAGTCCCAATAGTTCTTTTCTCCTTTTAAACTCATTAAAAATCGGATGCTTCCCTAATAAAGACTTATTCTGCTGATAATAATTCAGTTCATCCCATATCATCCGGTTTTCAATATAACTGTCTATTAATTGTCTGCTAACAGAAGTACATTGATTCAAATCAGTGCAATCGCGGAGTTGAGAATGTAATTCAACGTATGCATGATATCGTGAAAATTTCCGGGAAGCAAGTGCCTCCAACTCCACCGGACATGATTTCTCGTTTAAAAACGAAAATTCTTCCCGAAAAGACTTGGGTTTACGGCTGAATGTTATCTCTGTTTCTTTCCAGTTTGTCGTAAAATCCTGATTAATATTGTATTTCTTGCAAAGAAATGCAACCATCATTCTCTTATTGCCGGAAGGGTTGGAACGAACCAGACGCAACGTTAATGGAGATACGCCCGACTGTTCCATCAAGCGTATTCCTTCTTGAGCATTTGCTCCATTCTTCAGCCAAGCGATTACAATCTCTTTCACTCTTCAAATTCGGATTTATCCGGGAACATTTCAAGTAAATATTTCATTAGAAAGTCAGAATATCCACTTTCTGCGTTATTCAGGAATATTTTCTTTGATACCAGTTCCTGAAATTTCTTGTGATCCGGTTGCTTGGATACGATAGACAATGCAATGTTATCGCTTTGCCAGTTCAATTCGATAGAAGAAATAGGATCGAACTCTGGAAAGAGAGTATTAAAATAAACAGATGAGATCAAATAACCACCTGTATTCAATTCCGGGAACCTTTCAAACATATCTACAAGACTCTGTTTTTCGTAAACAACAGGAGTATGTGTTCCAAAATCTAATTTGGGAAAATCTGCCAGCAATGCAACTGTACGCTCCATATTATCCCTATAAATGCCTTTATATAGTTCTGGACGCAAGATTCCTTTATTTTTAGGTACCTCAATATGAGCCAGCATTACCGGAGCTACAAGGTAGATATCATCATTGGACCAAATAAATTTATCAGTAACTTCATCGGCAGCAATAGCCAATTTTAATTTTTCAAGTACATCAATCTGAGGATTATCTGACACACATTCATGTTCTATGACTGTAACAACATCACTCATCCATTCCTCCCGGTCGCCAATGATGACAACATTAACACCAAAACGCAGGAATTTATCAAAAGAGCGCAATGCCATTTTCAACTCATTCCCTTGTGCTTTGTTTTTAACATAAGGAATTACCACCGTTGTATGATCCAGTATGGCTAAATTCTCTTGAGATGCCAGTCCCCCGCTTGGAGCCTGATCTTGTTCCACACTAGAAGCCTGATTATTTACTGAATCAGCTTCCACTTTTTTTCCTTCTTCCTTTTTAGTTCTCATATTCTTATTTTTTGATACACAAAAGTACCATTATCCCAA